GTCCCACCTCCCATGACATATAAGGGAGGTAGTGTTGAATATGAAGTGACTCTCACAGCTAGGGGAATGTGTATGGGGGTGTTGATCGCTGATGTTGCACAGACTTGCCTTTTAGGTTTTCATTTAGCGGGGGCCACGGGTACTAAACATGGCGCCTTTGGGTATTTATCACATGGGCAGATTACTGATGCACATATGCGATTGACACGCCGGCTCAAGTTAGGCTGTAAAGGCGACTTTGTTCAACCGCCAACCCATTTGGTGGAACAAAGCTTTATGACTGATTTGCCAATAGCGAAGCGATGTCCTAGTCGATACATTCAGGAGAATGGCTCGATTGGAGTTATTGGCTCCTGTTTGGGGGCCGCCACGTATCGAACGGAGGTTGTTCAATCGTTTATTTCCGCTACAGTGGTTGATGTGATGGGATTAGAAAAATTGCACAAGCCTCCTCCGATGAATAGAGCAGTTTATCATTGGCAACGGGCTTTCGATGGGTACGCCCATCCAGCAGTAGGGCCGTCAAGTGATTTATTGTATCTCGCGCGAGAAGATTATATTGCGCCCTTATTGGAGATTATTGGTCCTTTGCAACCGTTAACGCATAGTGAAGTATTGAACGGTATTCAAGGCGATAGATGGGTTAATCGTATGCCATCTAATTCCGCCATGGGTATTCCTTTTAAGGGAACTACAGGTAGTTTTCTAATTGAGGCGGGTGATAACGGGGTCAAGGAAATTGCTGATTCTTCGATAATGAAATATGTCTATGAAATTGAGGACCGGTTGAAGAATGGAGAGGCGCCAGGCTTGGTATTTAAAGCGTCGCTCAAGGACGAGGCAATTAGTATTGAAAAGGACAAGGTTAGAGTATTTCAGGCAGCTAGTTTTCCTTTGAAATATTTAATGCGGAAGTATTATTTGCCACTGGCGCGGTTCATGACATGTTATCCCATATTGTCAGAGTGTGCTGTAGGAGTGAACGTATTTTCAGAGGAGTGGGATGAGCTTATTTCCGTTGCGGCTGCATTTGGAATAGACCGGATGGTTCCTGGGGATTTTGCCCAATATGATCAACGATTACCAAGTTCTGTTGTGGCTTCTGCTTTTGAGATACTTATTAGGTTAGCCGAAGAGGCAGGGTATGATGACGATAGTTTACGAGTTATGCATGCCTTGAGTACAGAGGTGATTTTTCCTTATGTGGCATTGAACGGGACTTTGTTGGAAATATTTGGGTCTAATCCATCAGGTCAGAATTTAACAGTATTTGTTAATTCATTAGGAGGATCGATTTTGACTCGGTGTTCACTGTTTAAAGTGACATCGGGTAATTTTCGATCAATGTATAGTTTGATCACGTATGGCGATGATGACATTGGTTCAGTGCGGGCTGATGTTCCATATAACACTAAGATCAAACAAAAACATATGGAGGAATTTGGATTATCTTATACCTCTCCAACCAAAGGAGAGGTGATGGCCGATTTTTATCGATTGGACGAAATCGATTTTTTGAAACGTAAGAATGTGTTTAATGAAGCATTAGGTTTCTGTATTGGTCAACTAAATGAAAAATCCATATCAAAATCTTTACATATGCGTATCCCGTCAAAGCACTTGTCCAACCAACAATGGGCAGGTGCGGTGTGCGATTCGGCATTGCGTGAATATTTTGCATATGGTGAGCGCGTTTATGAGGTTAGGCGGGCACAATTGGACAAGGTGCTCACCATCCATAGATCGCGGCATCACTCTCATTTCATCGATGTTACGTACAACGATATGGCTGAGAGGATATTGTCCCATAAATCACAGATTACCGACGACTCTGAAGTGACTGGGCAGAGCGTGGGCATGATTTATGAGTTTCAGTCATTTTCTAGCTACGGGTTTGAGCGGACCCGTAGTGATAGATTTTCGCTTAGTAAAAATCAACAACAACAAATTTCTAGTGAAAAACTAGAAGAACACTTGAGCG